TGCGCGAGCTGGATCGCAAGGCCGAGCAGGCCGAGCTGCAGCGGTTGGACAGCAACGCCACCCGCTTCCGCGTGGACATTCTCTTCACAGACGACGCGGCGACGGAGGTCCAGTTCTTCCGGACTGCGCACTCAGCCGTCAGCTACGCGCACGCGATGCTGCGCAGCGAGGCGCCGGTCCTGGTCGCCTGCATCATCGACAAGACAATGCCGCACCGGCCGGAGTTCGCGCGGAAAGGGGAGGTGTTCAAGTGATGGACCAGCACGCAGTCAACCCAGACATCGCCGCCGCCATCGTGGCAGTGATGGCCGAAGTCCCGAAGCTGAACAAGGACGAGCGCAACCAGCACGGCAACTATAACTTCGCGAGCGTTGACGGATTCCTCTCAGCGATCCGGCCGATCTGCGCGAAGCACGGGCTCTGCGTCCTGACCGACGAGCTGGACACCGAGGTCGCCGGCGGGAACCTGTCCGTGAAGTTCGGGTTCACGCTTATCCACAAGAGCGGCGCCAGCCTCGGCCCGCTGGCGCGCACCGTCCAGGTCAACGCGAAGATGGGCGCGCAGGCATACGGCGCCGCGCAGTCCTACGCGCTGAAGCAGTTCCTCCGCGCGACCTTCCAGGTTGCGACGGGGGACGGCGAAGACGCAGACGCGACCGCGCACAATAACCTGACCGACACCCGGCCGAGGACGCAGGCCAAGCGCAAGCCGCAGACTGACGTTTGCGCCGAGCTGCGCCGCGAGGTGCTGAACGCGGCCAAGGCTTCGATCGGCAGCGACGAAGACGACGAGGCGCGCGAGTTCATCCAGCGTGCGAAGGCTCGGGTCAGTCTCGATGGCGTTGAGTCGAGAGACATGGACGCGACGCAACTTCAGATCCTTCTCGACGCGATCATGGACGGGACGGAGGTGGCGGCATGAGCGAGTTCGCAACCTGCTCCTGCGGCGAGCACTACGGCCGCGTCATTGGCTACACCACCGACCGATTCGGTGGGACGGCCTACGTCACGGATACCTGCTACCAGGCGACGGCCGGGCCGTCTTTCGCGGATCGCATCCGTGCGGAGACGACCGTGGCCGGAGTCTATGTGGACCGGGATGGCTGGTTTACGGCCACCGGCGGCGAGTTGGTCGGCGCCTGGGTGGACTCGCGCGGCGAGGAATCGATGACGCTGGTCGAGTTCGCGTGTCACAGCGAAGCGACCGGCCGGGACATCTACTGCGCCGTTTACTACTTCCTGACCTCGGATGGCCGCATCTACGACGCGCAGGGCTTCGCTCTGACTCGTGAGAAAGCGGTGGCCAAGGTCGAGTCCTTGATTGCTCGGGGGTACTGATGGGTCGCATCCGCACCATCAAGCCCGAGTTCTTCCTGGACGAACGGCTGGCCGATCTGGAACACGAGACGGGGCTCCCCTTGCGCCTGGCGTTCGCGGGGCTCTGGACTCAAGCCGACCGGGAGGGCCGCTTCGAGTGGCGTCCCCGCCGGCTCAAGGCGGCGATCCTGCCATACGACAACGTGGACTTCGGGGCGATCCTCGAAGCGTTGTCGTCGGCGGGATTCGTCGCGCGCTACACCCCGGCTGGGGGGCAGGAACCCGGATTCTTCGGGTGGATTCCTGGCTTCCTCAACCATCAGAGCATCAACCACAAAGAAGCACCTTCAAAGCTGCCGGAACCCCCGCAAGATTGCAGCGGTTTTTCACGCGTAAACCACGCGTGCGGCACGCGTGACGGGAATTCCCGTGGGGAAAGGAAGGGAAAGGAAGGGAAGGGAAGGGAAGGGAAAGGAAGGGAAGGAGTAGCCTCCCGTGCCCCTCGCGTCCCGCAAGTCTCGCAGATCGACCTTCGCCGTGAACTGGCCTCGCTCGACTGTTGGCACCCCAACTCCAACCCGATGGCCGACCAGGAGGCGATCACCGCAGCGATCGACCACGAGCCCGACCTGGCCGTGATCGTCGCCGGTGCCCGCCGCATGGCCGCGTTCCACGAGGCCGAGGACACGCCGGAGAACCGCCGTCCCTCGCTCGCCAACTTCCTGCGGGGCAAGCGGTGGACGCAGCCCTGGACACCGACACCGAGCAAGGCCGAGCAGCGCGAGCTGCGCAACGAAGCTGCCGCCCGTGCGGCGATGGGGCACGCATGAGCAGCACGAACACCGTCATGGCTGCCCTGCTCGCTGCCGGCGTCGCCTACCGCGTCGATGTCACCGAGAAACAGCTCCGGCTTTACGACCGGCTGCTCGCTGACCTGGACCAAGCCCGCGTGGTCAAGGCCATCGGTGAGTGCCTGAAGACCTGCCGGTACTTCCCGACCGTTGCCGAGATCCGGGAGCAGTGCGGCGAGAGCGAAGCGGCTGCGATCGAGACGGCGTGGCAGCGCGTAAAGGCGGCGATCGGCTGCCACGGCCTGCGACCGCAACTCACCCCGGCCGAGAACGAAGCGGCCCGCCTGCTCGGCGGCTGGTCGATGCTCGGGGCGATCGAAGAAGCATGGCTCGACGTGCGGCTCCGGGCTCGATTCGCGGACGTTTACCAACCGACCGCCAGAGCTGCGGAGATCGACCGACAGCTCGGGTTCGCTGACCTGGAGCGACTGACGTGAAGACGATTCTCGAAGACATGGGCGACGGCGTGGTTGCGCGCATCGCGCGAGCGACCTGCGCGAAGATGCAGGAAATCCGCAACGCGGAAGGTCTCCAGGCCGCCGAGGTCTGGTTCCACGGGCAGAAGAACCTGGTCGAGAACGGCACGACCCCGGCCTGGATGCGCGACGCGATGGAGTCGGACCAGTGACCCCGCGCCAGCAACACAACCGCCTGCGGCAGGCCTACGAGATCCTCGTGGAGATCGCCGCCCTGCAGAACAAGGGCTTCCGTGGCTGCGGCTGCACCTGCTGCGACGGGAAGATTTGGGACAACTACGAGCAGCATCAGGCGCACGAGCACCTGCGGATCGCTGCCCAAGAGATCAACGCCGCAGACCGGATGATCGGCAACTGCGGGTTCGAAGTGGTGATTTACCGATGAGACAGCGCAACGTCGAAATCCAGCGGCGGTTCTCTGCCGCGATGAAAGCCGCCGATATGTCGCTGACTGAGTTGGCGCGAGCGGTGGAAATGCCGGTGCCCCACCTGAGCCAGATTCGCAACGGGTGGGTCGTGCCGCTGACGCCGACCGGGCTGAAGATCGCCGCGGGGCTGAAGACTGACGCGGCGAATCTCTGGGGCGAGGTCACGCGATGAACGGCCGCGCCTTCGTCATCGCCGTCGGCGGCGTGGTCCTGGCGCACGAGGCTTTCCTCGCGCTGGCTTCATGGTGGGTCGGCTGATGGCGCAGTCCACACCATCCCATCGACGGACTGGACTGGTCCGAATCCTGAACGATCGCGGCATGACTGAGGCCGACCTGGCGCGGATCACAGGGATCGCGCAGAGCCGGATCAACCGGATCAAAAACGGCCGCGTCTGCCCCAGGGTCGCGACCGCCCTGCATATCGCTGCCGTCCTCGGCTGCACCGTCGAGGATTGCTTCGCTGACGCCTGGATGTCGCCGCGAGGAAAGGAGGCCAGCCGTGCCGCGTGACGCATACACCGGCCGAGCCCTGCCCGGCAGCATCCCGGATCTATTCAACCAGGTGCGCGAGCCTGCCCACCGCCACGATCCTCCGGCAGCGAAGGCAGCCGCGAGGAAGGTCGATTCCAAGGCGCGAGGCCTGATGGCCCTGGAAGGGGTGCAATCTTGGCTGGAGAAGTGGGGCGAACCGCCGACAGCCGACGAGGTTGGCGCCGAGGTTTTCGGCGTCGCGCGTGACCCGCTTGCCATCCGTGAGCGAACGCAGCTCGCCCGGCGGGCGCTTTCCGACGCAAAGGCCTGCGGGCTCGTGAAGTGGGCAGGCCGTCGTGTCGGTACGGTCGAGCCCGGCCAGCCGGTGACGACGTGGGAGCCCTGCCGATGATTACCCCCACGGACACGGTAGCCGCCGCTCGGGAGCGCCGAGACGCCCGGCTGGCAGCCAAGGCCAAGCCGCGCGCAAAGATGCGGCCACGGCGGCGCATGGGCACGAGGCGGCGCGAGAGAAGCAATCCGGCGTATCTCCGCGCCATCCATGGCCTGCCCTGCCTGGTCTGCGGCAATCCCGGCGAGGCCCACCACGAGCCGCCGAAGGGCATGGGCGGCGGGGGGGACTGGCACGACCGGAAGACCGTCCCGCTCTGCGACGAGCACCACAAGGCGGGGCGCGACTCCCGGCACCGTCTCGGCCTGGCTGCCTTCGAGGCTGCCCACGGCCTGAACCTCGAGGACGAGATTGCCCGGCTCCAGGAGGCCCACGGATGAGACGCGACCAGGAGATTTGGTCACTTCGCGCAGCCGGGATGCGCGTTGTGGAGATTGCCTATTTCCTCAGCCTTCCGGCTGACGAGGTGGACCAGCGGTTGTGCGTGATGGTCCGAGCCGAGCTCGCCGGAGTCGCGGTTCGGCAGCCGGAAGAACAAGCGGCATAGGGCCGCAGCCCGCCGCGCCGGTGAGTGAAAATCGTTGATTACCGGCGCGGCGGTTTCTTTTCACGAGGGAGCGAGAATGAGCGAATACAACTGGAGAGGGTGGGACAAGCAGGCGAACGGCGAAGGTGAGTGCTACGAGTACGAACTGCGACCGCCGCGTTACGACTACACCAACGGCTTTGTGTGGGCAGTCACGCCGGAAAACAGAGCGCGCCGCGCCCCCGCCTTCGACATCGAGCCCGGTAAGGAAGTCCCCGACGAGTTGGTTTGGATCGGGGGGTGGCGCGACCCGAGGGGGCAGTGGGAGGTCCATTATGCGGACGGCTCGGCTGCCCTTCACTCCCGTCCGCAGCGCGTTGTTGGCAATAAGCGCGAAAAACTTCACCGCGACGGCAAGTGGATGTCTTTGGTGTACGGCAAAAAGGCCCACTACGTCCGCCTCGTCCCCTGGGATGACGAGCCCGCGTCGCCGGCCGACCCCCGAGACGCGCGGATGGACGCCATCGCGGCCGAGCGGGAGCGCGCCGAGAAGGCGGAAGCCGCCCTCGCCCGCGTCGCGCGCAGGCTCGCCCGCGTCACGCGCGAGATGGACCTAGCTATTGCCGCCCTGGCCGGGATCGGGGAGGGCGCCGGTGGAGACTGACCAACACTCCGTGCCCGCCCGGTGCGACGACGAGAATCCTTCCCGAAAGTGGCGCGGGGGATTCTGCGCCGGCTGCCGCAGGGTGATCTACGTCAACGAAAAGGCCGAGGTGTGGACGGCAACCGGCAGCCTGGTCTGCCGCCAGTGTGCCGACCTCTGCGCCGTGGTCGAGGCTTCATTCGGGGAGATCGACCCGAAGGAATTGCAGGACTTCGTGATCGCACAGGACCAATCAGGCGCAGCCGGCGAAGCCTTGCGGTTGGCCGTGGTTGGCCTGCGTTGCCAGTGGCGGAAGAAGGACCGCACGCTCTGGCGATGGTGCGGAATCCCAGCACTTGAAGTTGAAGCGGCCAGGGAAGTCAGGGACGCAAGCGCCTGGATGGAGTCAGACGAATGATGCAGATGACCAACAACACCCTCGACATCGAGCCGACAGACACCGGGGAGAAAGCTCTCCTGCGCGCCATCCTGATCGACGCTCGAGACACCATCCTGACCCGCCGGCCAAGGGGCCGCACCGGCCGGGGCCGAGTCCACGCAGAGAAGATCACCGCCGCCTGCGTCACCGAGGACGAGGCTTGGTTCGCCAGCGAGGACCGCTCCGCCTGGTCGTTCCTGTGGATCTGCGAACACCTCGGGCTATCAGCCAGCGCAGTGCGTCGGACACTGAAGGACGAAGGGATTGCAGCGGAGCGAAAGAACAGCCGCATCCACCAGCCGAACAGGGTGCGGACGATCAGCACGTCCAGGCCGTGGGCGTGGGAGTCGAACCCGTCGCCGTACTCGCCGCTTCACGCTGCGGCGGGGCGTTGCGAGCCGTGATTCCGGTGGTATCCTCCCGGCATGGCAGACGGAAAACACCCCGGCGGCAGGCCGTCGAAGCTCCAGCAACTCTCAGACGAGGTGCGGGCTCAGATCCTCGCGGAGATCAGGCGCGGGGCTGCGCCGCATCGTGCGGCTGCGCTTGCAGATATCGCGGAGTCAACCTTCTTCGGATGGATGGCATATGAGCCGCAAGACGCCGAACCGTATGCGAGTTTTCGGAGAGCGGTGCGCGTTGCGCAGCGGGCTTGGGAGGCCGACCAAGAATCTGCCATCAGCTCGGCCGCGGATTGGCGGGCGCGTGCCTGGATGCTCGAGCGGCGCCAGCGCAAAGAATACGGCTCGGAGGTGAAGGTTGAACATGCTGGAAGCATCGGCCGCGCCGACGAACTCGGAGACGACGACCTCGCCACTATCGCCGCAGGAGGCAGCCCGGGAGCTGCTGAGACGGAGGCGGGCGAGGGCTGACCTCGACATCTTCGCGCTGGAGTGCGGATTCTGGCCGGCGCGGCATCACCAATATTTGAACCGGCGGCTTGAGGCCGTGGCGCGTGGCGAGATCAACCGGCTGATGGTGTTCGAGCCTCCCGGCCACGCCAAGTCCACCTACACCTCGATCCTGTTCCCGGCCTGGCTTCTCGCGCAGAAGACCCCCCACGGGATGCCCTGGGACATCCTCGCGACGAGCCACGGGGCGACGCTGGCGCAGGAGTTCAGCCGCAAGGTGCGCGGCCTGGTGCAGCGGGAATCCCTGCTGCTCGGCTACGACCTGAAGAAAGGCAGCACGAGCGTGGAGCGCTGGGAGACGACCCGGGGGAGCGTCTACCGCTGCGCCGGTTGCGGCGGGTCGATCACGGGCCAGCGCGGGGACATCGGCCTGGGGGACGACTGGGTGAAGGGCCGGGAGCAAGCCGACTCGGAGGTGGAGCGCGAGAAGGCTTGGCAGTGGTATCTTTCGGACTTCCGAACACGTCTGAAGCCCGGCGCCCCGATCGTGCTGGTGATGACGCGCTGGCACGAGGACGACCCGGCGGGCCGGATTCTCCCGGCTGACTGGTCTGGCGAGTCTGGACCGATCACGGCGCGGGACGGCGAGACGTGGGAGGTGGTCTGCTTGCCGGCGCTGGCGGTTGCTGGCGATCCGCTCGGACGCGCAGAGGGCGAAGCGCTCTGGCCGGAGTGGATGCCGCTGGAGAACCTGGAAGCGGAGCGCAGGGTGCAGACCCCGCGCAACTGGAACAGCCTCTACCAGCAGCGGCCGGCGCCGGACGAGGGGAGCTTCTTCCAGCGCAAGTGGTTCGAGTGGTACGAGTCGCCGCCCAGGGGCCTGCGGACCTTCCTCGCCAGCGACTTCGCGGTAAGCTCGAAGCAGGATGCAGACTTCACGGTGCATCAGGTTTGGGGCGTGGACACGCAGAATCACCTCTGGCTGCTCGACCAGTGGCGTGGGCAGGCGACGCCTGACGTGACGATCGACGCGGCTCTCGACCTCGGTGCGCAGTGGAAGCCGCTGGCCTGGCTGAACGAGCGCGGGGTCATCATGCACAGCCTCGGGCCGCTGATCCGGCGCCGCATGGACGAGCGCAACGTGATGCTGCGGCTCATCGACTACGCCAGGACGAGCGACAAGCAGACGATGGCGGCGAGTTTCCAGGGCCGGGCGGCGAACGGCTGCGTGCATCTTCCCCGGCTGTCCCCGTGGGTGAGCGGTATGCTATCGGAGTGGCTGAGCTTCCCGGTGGGCAAACACGACGACCAGGTAGACCCTGCGGCCCTGATGGGGCTTCACCTTGGGAGCGTGATCGCTCCCCCGCGCGGCCCGACCTCGGGCGTGGCGGTAGACGATACGAGGGCTTGGTGATGGCTGAGTGGCAACCGATAGAGACGGCGCCGAGGGACAGCACGACGGTGCTCTTGTGGGAATCCTTGGACGACGGCGACCCGGCTATCTGCGTCAGCATCGGCTCGTGGGAGCCCAGCATCGGGTTTTGGATCGACTTCGGGTGGGAGACTGTCTACCCCACCCACTGGATGCCACTCCCCAGCCCGCCGGAGGAAGTGTGAGCGCGGCAGTCTCAGGAGACGCGGCTTTCTGGCGCTGCCATGACTGCAACGTCGCGGTGACGGTGCAGGCGAAGGGGCGTCCGGGCAAGTGCTGGCGTTGCGGGGTGCTCCCTGCATCTGTCGAGGGGGAAGGCTGGGTGCTGCTTAGGGAGGGCGACCTATACCCAACCGAGCGAAGGTTCGCCGGCGTGGCGTTGTCACCCTGCACGGAATCACTTCGAGTCGATGGGGGGCTCTACCGGCTGGTATGGCTCTGGAAGCAGAGCGACGATCCCAGGTATTTGTGGATCAAATACGAGTGGCACCTGGACGACAGTTATCCGCTGCTGCGGGAGGCCGGTTGACCCTGTTTCCGCCCAGCCCCCGCCACGAGCTCGTGGACTGGCACGTCATTTTCGACGGCGGCTCCGGCTGCCAGTTCGGCCCGGCCCACTGGCTGACCTACCTGCGGCCGGGCTTCCGGCACGTCTATGTGGCCCGGTACGACGGGGGGCGGTGGACGGTGCTCGAGAGTCTGACCGGCTCGGTGCGTGTCTGGACGCTGCCGTGCGTTGTGGGCTATGATTTCCCGGACTGGCGCGCTAGCGAGGGCGCGACGGTCGTGAGGCTGCGGCACTGGCGAGAGCCGCAGCACTTCAGGATGCGCGGGATTCTGACCTGCGTGTCCCTCACCAAATTCCTACTGGGTGTTAAGGCGTGGTGGATCGTTACACCATGGCAACTCTACCGGCACCTGGTAGCGAATGAAGTCACCGAAGAAGCCGAAAGAATCCAACGCAGAACGCACTGCGCGGCTCACGCAGGCTGAAAGCCTCGGCCGTGGCGGCGATGTCTTCGCCCAAGCACGGAAGCGGCTAAAGGCCTCCCGCGTTCGATCATCCCTGTTTGGCGGTCCTGAGACGGGCCGCACGACCATGGGGGTGGGGTGATGGAAACCTTCGAGCGTTCGCTGTTCGAGGGCAAGCCGGCCGCCCGCAAGAAGGCCAAGGCCTTCGACAAGGACCAGGCCAAGCGCCAGCTCTCCCGCGTCCGGGCTGAGCAGCAGAACCACATGAGCCAATGGCGCGAGGTGTTCCACTTCGCGATGCCGAACCGATCGGACTTCGACAACCCGACGGCTGGCATGGACAAGATGGGCCGGGTCACGGACTCGGCTCCGATCCGCGCAGCCCGCCGCGGGGCTGGCAACCTGAAGGACGCGCTGATCCCGAACGACCAGGCTTGGGTAGAGTTCGAGGCGGGGGAGTCGGTTCCGGATGAGCAGCGCGACGCGGCGAACGAGGTGTTCGAGCAGATCCGCGACATCGCGTTTGACGAGCTGGCGAACAGCAACCACGACGCCGAAGCGGACTCGATGGCCCTGGACCTCATGTGTTCGATGGGGACGATGGTGATCGACCCGGGGACGCCTGAGAACGCGCTGGTCTGTCGTGCCGTCCCACTGTCCCAGGCTTTCCCGGTCGAGGGGCCGAACGGTGAGATCGAGACGTTCTTCCGCGTCTACCCCCTGCCTGTCGGCCATATCAAGCGGCTGTGGCCGACCGCGACGATCCCGCAGAAGTGGGAAGACCTGCTCCGCAAGGACCGCGAGACGCCGGTGGTCGTGGCCGAGGGGAATATATTCGAGCCCGGCTACGGCTACCGCTTTGTGGTGATGACCGAGGACTGCAAGGACATCATCCACGAGGTGGAGCCGGACGACCCGGACGAGCCTTCGCGGTTCATCACTCCCCGGCTCATGCGGACGACGGGCGAGGTATACGGCCGCGGGCCGCTGATCGAGGCGCTTCCCGACATCCGGGTGCTGAACAAGCGCGAGGAAAACAGCCTCAAGGCGCAGGCCAAGGCGCTGACGCCGGGCGGGCTGATCTCGAGCGAAGCGGGGCTTAACCCGAACACCATGCGCACCGGCCCCAACTCCTGGAACGTGGTGAACACGGCCGGGGGCCTGCGGGCTGGCGACATGATGGCGGCCTTCCCGATGACCGCCGACATCCGCACGACCGAGGAATTGCAGGCGCAGAAGCGGGCCATGATCGAGCGCATCCTGTTCGCGGAGCCGATCCTGCCTCCGGTCGAGGCGAGCCGCCAGATGACGGCCTACGAGGTGCAGACCCGGCGCTTGCAGCAGTTGCAGGAGCGCGGTGTTGACCTCGGCCGGGTCAACCGGGAGTGGGCTTTCGCCACGATCCGGCGGGTGGTCTGGTGTCTCCAGAAGGTCGGCGTGCTGCCGGCCGAGCTGGCGCCGGGGCTCCGGCTGAAGCTCGACAACCGGCTGATCCGGGTGAAATACAGCGGCCCGCTTGCGCAGGCTCGAGACGCGAACACCGCGAACAACATCCTGTCGAGTGTGGCCGACATCCGGGCCGCGGTTGGGGATGAGACGGCGGCCGAGGCCATGCGGCTGGAGGACGTACCGCGGGAGGTGAGCGAGCTGCGCAACGTGCCTGCCCGGCTGCTCCGGTCGGACGCCGAGAAGAAGCAGATCCAGCAGGCCAAGGCGCAGGCGGCGCAGCAGATGGCTGCGGCGCAGGCTGAGCAGGTGGCGTGAAGAAAGACAAGGACATCCGCGAGCTACCGCTGGGGCTGGGGATCGACCAGGACGTGCTGGTCCCGCTACAGTCTCCCTACGATGCCGAGCCCTTCGCCTACCCGTTCCGGGATGCGGTGCAGATCGCCGTGGAGGACTTCCAGGCGGCGGCCGAAGACGGTGATGCGGTCACGGGGCCGATCACCTCGACTGACAACGCGGTCCCCCGCTTCGACGGGACGGACGGCGACACCCTCCAGAACAGCGCGGTCACGATTGACGACTCTGGCAACGTCGCCGGGGTGGGCAACCTCACCCTCAGTGGCACGGTGGATGGGCGTGACGTAGCGGCTGACGGGTCGAAGCTCGACGGGATCGAATCCGGCGCGGACGTGACGGACGCCACGAACGTCGAGGCTGCCGGCGCTGTGATGGAGTCCGACACCAGCACAGCCTCCATGTCCTTCGTCATTGACGAAGACAACATGGCCTCGGACTCAGCGACCAAGGTGCCGACCCAGCAAAGCGTCAAGGCATACGCTGATGCGATCGCGGCGGGGGCACCCACGGCGCACGCTGCGAGCCACACGGACGGGACCGACGACATCCAG